TTTTTTTGTTGACGCTGCAAAAACTAATTTGTCGATAAGTCGAGCGGGTTCAAACACTATATTTCTCAATCTGATAAAGCAAAATTAAAATAAGTATGGTAGCCATCTAAATAGTGGGGCTCCTGGTTAAATAGGAAAGGAAGAAGGCGGTACATAATATAAGAATGTTGTTTACACTGGCGATTTTTCTGAATAAGCTAAAACCTATAAATCAGCGAGTAGTAATGGCACTACTAGGCGAATGATTCCGAAGTCAAGTTTTCTTGGGCGGCCCACGGATGTAGGTCGGAAGTACCTGGATAGAGGAAACTTTTGTTGCCCGCTGCTGCAGCTGGTGCAGTCATTTCGACGCGGCGGGCGTTGCGCTCCAACCCTGCTGAGGTCGGATTGTTGACCATCATGCCCTTGAACAAGTATGAATTATGCTGGAGTGCGTGTTGGTTAAGATGTGAAGCATATTGCATGGTTCGTTGGTTCTGAAAGTTTTCGGATTGCATGAAAGTTTGATGAGCTTGGGCGCTTGCTTGCATACTTTTATCGTGAGACATTCTGTTGGCCCATTCTCTGTCGAACATTTTCTCGTTTTGCTTCATTTGAGCGAAGGCGGCGACGCCACCTCCGATTCCTTGAAGAGCAGAACCTCCAATCATGGCAGCTGCCATGGCCATCTGGGCTACGGGAGGATCTTTTTCAAAATCAGCAAGAGAAAGTCCGTCAAGAATATCAAGTTCATCTTCTTCCGGAGCTTCGGGAACAAAACCTTGTTCTTCAATAGCCTTGAGCATGTAATATCTCCTGTATCTATCACTGGAAATTCTCTCCTCGGCAACACCTCTATTCAAGTAGATGTAATCAGGGATGACCCTGGTGTTCCAAGCAGAGAAGTCAGTGACAGGTACAGTAGAAGAACTTGTTGTCTGGACATTGAAGTTTGTGACAGAAAGATTTCCCACAAGAGTAGGACAGAAAGCATAGCTGTATTTTGCTCCTTCTGGGAGGCGAGCCACTAACCCTTCAGTTCTGGTGAACTTCAGGGAAATGACACGCCCAGCATTGGGAGTGGACATATCAAAGGTGATAGCTCCAGTCAAAGGACATAAATCATACAAACTGTTGGTAAAAGCACAAGCTCCAGAATCAAGAGGAACGGATCTTCCTCCTTGGCCAGAAGCAAATTCACCAACTCCAGGTGGGTTCCTGGAGAAGTTCACTCTGCTCCAACCTGGTGAAAGATTGGCGGCGGCTGGTCCGTTTCTAGTGAAGGTTTTGATCATTGTTGGCTCAAGTGGATCATCATGAATCATTCCGGTGAAGAGTGAAGTCTGAGGAAATACAGAATATGGGTAGCACAAGGGCTTCATGTCGGCGGGCAATCCTGCATAGGGGCCCGCATGTTCTGACCTGAAGTAACCAAGTTCTATCAAGTTTCCGTATTCGTCAATCTCTCCCTTGCTAACAAAGCCAGAAGCGCGGTTGGTATACGTTTGGTAAGAGAAAGGACTCGACGCTGTAAAAGCGCCGAGTGATTTCTTCACCACAACGTTCGCGTAGTTCTGGTTCAAAGGAAGCTCGTAGACTGCGAATGGTTCAATGGTGGTCGACTCATGCCAAGAGAAATCAACAGGAGAAGGATCAGTAGGCTTTGAAGGCCCAATGCTGGAAAAAACCATGACGGAACCGGAAATGTCCAAAACTCTGGCAAGAATGTCGAGTTCTTCTGCGTTTGCACGCGGAAAGTCCTTCGATCTGTAACTAGAGCGGAAGTTGTGCCCAGCTCTATTGTTCATGACTTTGAAGTCAGAGTCAGTGGCAAGTCCTGAGACGGAATACATTTTCAGCTTGATATCTGCTTCCTGTGGTGTTTTTCCATCAGTACCTCTCCAAGCAAGTTGGGTGAAAGTCGTTTTCTGGATTCCAATACGATTCTGGCCCAAATCTACAGCGCGTGAGCGCTTGTTGTAATTGCGGGCATAGCAAATGGGATCATAAGACGATCTTCCATCCAAGCAGATGAAGTGATCTTGGATGAGTCCTGTTTTCAAGGGCACAAAGCCTCCAATGGAACGAGAAGGTCCCTGCAACGGCACAGCAGAACCTATTCCGGTGAAAATAGTATCAGCACCAAATTTGGCCTCAATGGTGAAGTTGAGGATTCCAGAGTCACCATAACGATTGTTGAAAGTCGTGTAGGCTATCCCAACAATGCGTCCGTAGTTTTTGTCTACGGAAGCACTTTGGGAAATCACGTCATAGAAGTCGTGATGAGGCTTGATACTTAATTCCATCGAACTAGTCTGCGAGATGTCCATCTCAACCCAGCCCAATCTCTTGAGCTGAGCTGCGGTGAAGGTCTCTGTATTGTCGTTGAAAGGAACTGCTCCAACCAAAATTCTACCTGTGAAACCAGCCGTCCCGTCTACTTTGAATTTGTAGTGGATGGTTCCAGTGTAGAACTCGTGAAGCTGAGCCCAAGATAACATGGCTGGTGAAATGTTGGTTCCGGCAGCCCACGGATTGGCAAAAACTTCAAAAATTTTTGTTCCTGCAACTTGATCTAGAGACAACTGCATAGTACTAACGGGAGCATATTGGTAGGCCAACGTCTTGGCGTCGTAGAAGACGCCGACTTTGCTCAGTCCCATTGGGGAAATCCCTCCGGTTTCGACTGAAATTGGCATATGATCGTTAGACGACGTGGTTGAATCCAGAACAGCGACTGGGACAGCTGCGTTGGCCGGAGCAGTGAGAGTATCTCCTGATGCGTCTCCGGCAGTCTCCCCTACTTGTGGTATGGAAGCCGCATGCAAATCTTTAAGTTCAGCAAGTGGGTTCTTGGTGATAAGTCCGTCGATGTAGTCCAGAACCTCGCTGGTGTAGTGAGCTAAGGGGGGAAGGTTGTTGATGTGAACATCTACGTAGTCTCTTTCTGCAAAGGGAGCTGCATAGAATGAAGCACGCAATTCGTTCCCGCCAAAGGGCTCTACACATGGCTTGAGTGCAACAGTGAGGTCTCTGACTTCATACAGAAGAGACAATCCTTTGGGGTTGTTAGGGACTGTCCGACCTCCTTTCATGGCTACCAGACAGGCAATGTTGTAATCACTGCCAAGTAGACACACAAGGAGCCTTCTGTATGCTTTCAATGGTGTTCCGGGATTAACCATGCGGCCCGGATCTTCCGCGAAGAAGGCAATTGCCATCCTCATTTCGCGGTTTCCAAGTGTAACTCTTTTGAAACTCGCGCCTCCTAGTTTGATAAAAGGAGGGGCGGGACCATCTATTGCAGCTCCAACAGGGAGGGCAGATGGCACCGTCATATCAACTGCTTGAGCAGATGATGTACTGGGGTGATCAGTCATGATAAAGTATTGCGGGATAATTTCGTATTCTTGCAAGTAACTACTGGTATAATGACCGGATAAATTGTTTTTAGCTGACGCGTAAAGATTTCTGTATAACTTAATATCTCCACTAATCGGCATATCTAAAACGGCAGCGGAGGAAACCAAAAGGTTCTCTTCTGCCAGAAGGGAGAGTATCTCCCGATGATTGGGCAATTCTGCCCGAACGGAGAAACGTTGCGCCACCTGAGCGGCGAAGTTTCTAAACTTTAGGTACATGGTTGGCCCGTATAGGGCTATCTCCGGAGCCAACTGCTCCAGACATTGTCGCATGTTACCTGTTGTAACGTCTTTGCTGCCATAAAGGCAACCAGAGATGGATTCTATTTTCAGCCTGCCTGTCATGATTGAAGGGTGGTGCGGAAGAGGAACAAAAGCTCGGGAAAGAAAACCAAGTTTGAGTATGTGCCAATGGTCATATAGTTCTTCGGACTTGTTTCCAGGTGTAATACCCACTCCAAATGTTTTCATCGTATAACGAATAAAAATTCGGAGGGTGAGAAACAAGACCTCTGCACTAAAAGTGGCCAAAAGATCATCTCCAAACAAAGAGAGAGCAACATTTTCGCGGAAGCGAGCTACAGTTGTTTTCTTCAACTCGCCCCTGCCATCCATAACAGAAATATACCATGTGTAAAACATCAATTCCATAGCAACAGCATCAATAAGAGAAGTGCCCCAGATTCCTGAGGCAATTCCAGCACCTGTTCTGTAAAGCAAATTTTCTGCTAAATGAAAAGAAAAGATAATGTCGGAAAACATGGTGTGAATGGCTTTGTGCAGTTCATCAGCTTCCTCTTTCGGCTTGTTGAAGGCCAAAATGGAACTGAAAATCTTTGCTACTCCGTACAGGAGCCATGAAGGCAATCTTCTATCGAAAGAAGAGCCATCTGCATCAAAGCCCATCAAACCAACATTTGCATGATATTGATACAACTGATGATAGTCAGTTAGAGGGTTTATGCCTACCTTGTGGGGTTCGTAGAAACGGAGAGCTTGAAAAGCAGCCTGTATAGGCGCTATAACTCGTCGCTGATTGCACGTTGATT